CCTTGTAGGTCGTCGCCTCGGACAAGCCTGCAATCGGGTACGGCACTGCTGCTTCCAATATCTCCCTTATCTGCGTTGCGGGGTCATGCGTTGCGGGGTCGTTGAGAAATATTTCATTCAGATCTTTGGCATTGAACTTTGCCAGTCGGCACTTCTCTTTTCCAATTCGTCTTGCCAACTCTTCTGCCAATGCTTGACCTGCGGTGTCTTGGTCTGTGGCTAGGATGACATAGGGTGCTGCGTCTAAATACTCTACTGCGTTCCATACAAAGCTGAACTTCTTGTCTTCGCTCGGCAGAACTTTTCCGTCTGCAACTTTGAGGGGTGCGCCGCTCGGCACTGACACCACGTTCTCTATTCCTGCCTCCATTAATGTGAGGCAATCAATCTCACCTTCTACGATGATGATGGGCTTACCCTTCTCAAGCTGGTCGAGGCCAAAGAAATCATGCGCTCCACCTGCGTCTTGTGTAAACGCTTTGTCGGGGAAACTTCGGTATTTAACTGCGACTAAGGCTCCGTTGCGGTAGTAGGGGAATGCTATGGCATCCGAATGGCGGTCTAGCTTGGGGAAGAATTTATCTGCGCCGAATAGCCGCATGCGGTCTGCGGTTGGTTTAGATATGCCCCGCGACAGAAGGTAGTCGTAGTGGTAGGGCTGAAGGATTTGGTTTTCTATTTTGAGGACAGGGACGGCTGACAATTTTATCTCCTTGGGTTGTATTGATCCACTTGCAGAACAGTGATGACAGTGATACACAACCGCGCCGTCTGGCTTGCGTGTCAGAGTCATATCTTTTGAATTTGTCTTCTTGCGCTCGTTTGAACAGTAGGGGCAAGAGATCCTACCGGTCTGGTCAAAGCCAGACCTTTCTATCATGGCTTCAATCATTTCATGCTGCCGTCAGCTTTGCGTTTAAAGCTCCTGTTCTTTGATGGGGCTTGCAATTTAACCCCGTCGGAATTAGAACCACCCTTGCTCAAGGCTTTGACATGGGCTACGTCCTTGCCCTTGCGGGGAACTCCTTCTGCGTCGAGTTTCCTTCGCGCTCGTTGACGTTCCATGCGGTCAGGATGTTCGTTGCGTTGGACTTGAGTCTTGTATTCCTGTTTGAAATCGCGGGGCATAGTCATTCCTTAAAAGGAGTTAGTGAACTTTGATCTATGGCATAGCCTGCGCCATGCCCTAAGTCTTTAAGATTTTTTTCCTGCATAGCATCAATCGATTTGATGTAGCCAATAAGATCCACGGTATCGCCATCAACGATGGCAAGGGCATAAATATGTACCTCTTGTACAGACTTGTCAACATGAATTAGCAGTCTGCCATTCTTATATCGGGTTGCCTTGACATCCACCTTCAGATTATTGTGTGTGATGAGGTCAGCCCCGCCTTTGCGCGGGTAGACAGACAGATCAGGGTACAGGTTGAACTGCTTGCCAAATGCCATCTCTGCAAGTATCCCATCCCTGTCTATCTCAATGGGATCTTGTTTACCCATCTGTTTATCAGTGACACTGTTTTGCCTAGCGGTAGTGTTACGCATCACTGCCAACATTAACGCTATGGCAGTTTCCGGAGGACTCATATGGACTATCAACCTTAACTCCTTACTCAAGTAAGTTACTTATATGTACTTAGCCCCTTGCGGGGCTTCTTCACATTCTCTGGAGCGGACGGACTTAGCCTATCCTAAGTCCTTCACACGTTCGCATTCTCCATCGCGTCCATGACCCGACAGCCGCTCGACAATAGGGCGCTATCTTCGCCACCCGTACCCCTTCTTCCTTGTCTTTCCCGCAGTAGGGGGTTTAAACACTTGCCGCTGCCGTTGACCGTCCAGCAAGTGAGTTAAAAACGCAAAAAGCCGTTTACTACTGCCCCCTGTAGGAACCACCCGAAGGTGGAAGAGGCATGAGTAAACGGCTTTCATCAGTCGCTTCCTACGGCAACTGTTCGCACTGTATCACAGAATGATACGGGGTGCAACAACTTTCTAAAAAATATTGGTACTCGCTGCACTGTAGCGGACTAGCTTTGTGCGGTACGACTTGCGTACTAGTCGAGGCGACTTCAACTACAGCATCCGCTTTCCCAATGAAGAAAGTGTACAAGAAAAACAGGTACTCCAGATAAGTATTTTCCCTAATATGTTTAAACGCACAAGCTCATGGGTAGCTCACCCGGTGATCCCGGGTTATACTGGCCCTGCATGTTTACATGCTATCTCCTTGTGTCCTTACGGACTTTGCCCTGCTCTTCGCGGGGCTTTTTTTTGGGGCAATCTCAGGGATGCATTCAATGGTGATGTCACTTCGGGGACACTCCGGATCAAGATGCCAGTAGGCATGCCTCTCCTTAACCTGACGGTCATTCGCGTAGATGCAGCCCTGCATCAGGTCTAGGATCAGACTCTCATCTAAGTCAGGTCTGCGTGATGCGTAATAAATATGCAGAGTAACCCGCAGATCACCCTCCATTAGGCTAGGCAGGACGGGGCATTGCTGCAAAAAGACATCGCTATAGGACAAAGCCTTCTTGGATTTGATCAGGCGAGACATGCCCCCGTACCTCACAACACGCCTTGAATTTGCCTTGCTTGCAGGCTCTCCGAAAATATTTATTGATATCACTTGCATTTTTGGTGTAACATCACTATCATTCGTTGCAGGGATCATAAAAACCTTTTGGAGATGAGATGAAAATTACGAACAAGTACAACCTACCAGAGGCATTAGTCAATGCCATGCTGAAGGATGACTACACCAAAGGCGCTTCTGAGTATAGCGTTACAGGGCTGTTGCAGCCACCTAAAGTTGCACTGTTACGCGAACAGTATGACGATCAGATAGAGATAGATGTAAGCGACAAGATGTTCACCTTCCTTGGCACTGCCCTGCATAAGGTGCTGGAAGCCACGGTAATGCCTGATAACTGCACGTTTGAAGAGCGTCTGCATACCAAGGTAGACGGAACAAGTATCAGCGGAGCAATCGACGTACAGGAGCGTAGCGCCTTTGGAACAACTATATGGGACTACAAGGTCACCTCGGTGTGGTCTGTGATCAACGAGAAGTCTGAGTGGGTAGAGCAACTCAACATGTACAAGTGGTTAGTTGAAACCGTCAAAGGTGAGCGCGTGGTCGGGCTAAAGATCTGCGCATTCCTGCGGGACTGGAGCAAGAACGGCAATGGTACTAATTACCCCGAGGCATCTATCGTCACAGTGGATATCCCGATGTGGACTGCCACAGAGACCGAGGCTTTCATCATGGAGCGTTTAAACGCACACAAGAAAGCGAAGATGGCAAGAGATTTTGGAGAAGAGCTACCGCCCTGCTCCAACGCAGAACGCTGGATGTCGGAAACGACATTTGCCGTGAAGAGAGAGGGTCGCAAGACTGCGATTCGTGTATTAACTGATATAGATGAAGCCAAAGAGATGGCAATAAAGGAAAACGGATATGTTGAAACAAGACTCGGAGAACCAAGGCGCTGCGCAGGAAACTACTGCCAAGTCAGCCAATGGTGCAGCCAATACAAAGGAGAAGCAAATGAATCAGCTTGATCTGCTCAAGATTAACGTCAACGAGCATACAGAGAAGAAGAACGGCCTGACATACCTGTCATGGGCATGGGCTTGGACTGAGGTGCTGAAGGCTGACCCCAAGGCTAACTGGAGGGTCGAGTTATTTGATGGCAATCCTCTGATGCCTGTCGGTGGAACCTATATGGTCTGGGTGACCGTGTTTATGTTTGATAAGCCTATGACTTGCATGCTGCCCGTTCTGGACTACCGCAACAAGCCTATTCCTACACCTAACTCCTTTGATGTAAACACATCAATCATGCGGTGCTTGGTCAAGGCAATTGCTATGCATGGACTCGGTCTGTACATATACAGCGGAGAGGATCTGCCACCTGATGCAGAGGAGCCGAAGGAAGTTATGGGTGATCTCATGAACAAGGAGCATGCCCCTGCCTATAAGAAGATAGCGGATAAACATGATATCCCCGCCAAGAAGCGCCCCCAGCCTACAGAGTGGGACAACTCCGATGCTTCTCGCCAGTTATTCGCAGACGGCATGATCAAGTATGCCGATATCTGCACCACAGTTGATGACCTCAATAGTTACTGGATGAACAACCAGTTGCAGTTGGAGTCGTTAAAGCAGACGCACACTGACCTGTTTAAAGGTGTGCTGGAACACTTCTCCACTATGAAGAAAACTTTTACCCAAGGAAATGCAAATGGCTAATTACGATACCCCATACAAACCCAAACCTGATACCGGAACATTGCGGGCGCAAGGCGCTAAGAGGTTTGCAACCAGTCCTGATTACTGGGGAGACATCCGTGTAAATTTAAAAGACATGACCAACATCAGCATTGAAGATGGTTGTCATGTAATCAAGATTAGTGGATGGAAGAATTATGACAAGCAAGGAAAGACGTATCTATCTCTTTCTGTTAAACGCGCTTTGCCTAAAGAAGAAGGCGGCACTATACGTCAAGAAGACCAGCGCCAAGACTTCCCTGATGAAGACATCCCCTTCTGATATGACGCTCCAGTTTGAATGCAGGAAGATAGCGTTGAAGCAAGACCGCTCCGGTTTTGTTTTGACCCTAGCTATACACCCTGATGAGTTACCCGAAGAACTGATTCGGGACTTTGTTGGGGCGCGTTATGCATGCGTCATGGTAAGGCTCAAGGATGATGAGTCTGCCACCGAATACAGCAACCGCACACAACAAGCGGGGATCCTGTGTCGCAGCCCAATGTTCCAGTCTTTTATAGGTCATGCCTACGCAAGGAAAGACTGCACAGAGGAGGAGACAGCGGATGCCTTATGCCGTGAATGCGGCATTGATTCCAGAACTGAACTCAATGGAAATATCTCAGCCAAGTACAGGTTTGATGAAATCCTCAAAGAGTTTGAAACATGGAAGATAAGCATATGAAATTAAAACCGTTTATGACCTACATGACTGAGGCAGACCATACCAGTCTGCGTAAGTTTGCAAGGGCCAAGAAGATCACGATGGCACAACTGATCCGCGAAGGGGTAAGCATGAGGATGTCGGATGGGACTTATGCTTCTGGGTTTAACGATGGGGTGAAAGCCTCCATTGAATCCATTGGCAAACTCCCCGCCGCGCAAATGCGTTTCCCTAGTGGTCAGTCATTTGCAGAACTCATCTCAGATGAATTGTTTAAACGCATGATTGTGGGGAACACCAAATGAAACTAACAGGCAGACGTAACCAATGCCAAGGCTGCAAGCAGTACTTCAACAGCAACACTGCTTTTGATATGCACCGAACAGGAGATCATGGCAAAGACCGCAGATGCAGGACTCCATTAGAAATGACGGAGAAGGGCATGCTTGTAAACAATGATGGGTTTTGGATCAGTGAACCATCTACTCGGGAGTTTGTCCATGAAGATGCTTAAGTTTATTGGGGACTTTGTGCGGCAACCAACGCATATGGAGATGGTAAACAAAGAACTTGAAGAAGCTAAATTAGAAAAGCTTGAAGCAGAGACCGCAGTGGAGTATGCCCAATCTATTGTGCAGTACAACACAAAGAGGATAGAACGTTTAAACACTTATATCACCGACAAGGAGAAATCAAGATGAAGTGGAATATCTTTGAGCGTTTAAATACGCTGGAAAAAGAACTGCATGAGCTGCGTGAGGTTGTCCGGTATCAGATGGACACCATCATCTCTCTACAGTTGGCAGATATAGAGCAAGAAGGCTCTAAGTTAGCGGAGTCTAAGGCGGTTAGTTATAACTTTAGTGCCGCTCCAATTCGCAGCGAGGGTGAGCCAGTGTTCACTAAGGCCGAGGTGGATGCAGAGACATTAAGAAGGCGTAAGTACAAACGTGAGTGGTACATCAATAACAAAGATGCCATCCTTGAACGCAGAAATGCCGCGAAGAAACTCAAAGAAGCGCAGAACCAAGGTGACAGCAAGAAGGCGTATTACTGGAGGAACAGAGAAAAGATGCGGGAGTATGCTCGCCAGTACTACCAGAAGAAGAAAGCTAAGGTGTAAACATGAAGCTTGAACCTATGTCAAATTATGCACTCAGGGTTAAACATAAAGTTATTCGTGAGCCACTATATGCATTACCTGAGATAGCAGACAAGCTAGGGATGGAATATGAAACTCTTAAAAAGCTTGTTCGCAGTAGGTACAACAAAGTTCCTCCGCCCAAGTTTGAGATGAGTCCAGTATCAGCCACAAGGATGAAGCAAAACCTTTACAAGCTATCTGAGTTTAAAGCTTGGATTAAAACTTTGGAGAATTGAAATGAAAGATCAACCGATAGTTATGGAAGGCGCATACGCCAAGCAGTACGCTGACTGGCAAGTCAAAGAAGGCGGCTACGCAAGGGACATGACCATGCGTGACCACTACGCAGGGCTGGCTATGCAAGTAATATTAAAAGACCAGTATGAAGATGGCATTTACGTTGGAGATATGGACAACGAAGTTGGCGCAATGACCGCAATAAATGCATACGTCATGGCAGATCAAATGCTCAAGGAGCGTATCAAATGAAAAAACTTATCGCTATCGCCGCTGCTGTAGCAGCACTCGCTGGTTGTTCCACAGACGCAGACATTGCATCACGCAATATGTCCAAGGCGGCAGACCAGTTTGAGGTGACGCGCCGTGTGGTGTTCTACAACGGCATCACTGGTGACTACATGCTGACTGTTGAGGGCTTGTGTTCGCTGGGTAACTACGACAAGTATAGGGAACTGTCCATCACCTGCAAGGTGGGGCCAAGCTCTTTCAAGAAACACTTCCTTGGTCTGTCAGATAACGTGACGTACTTTGTTGAGCAGTTGGAAGCCAAGCCAGCCAGCGTGTACCACTATCGCGTGGTGTTTAAACCGGCGTCAATCATCCCTGATGTGGAGGTCAAATGAACGAAGAAAAGTTTTGGTTATGTGTGTGGGGCATGATCTTGTCGTTTTTAACGGTGGTTGCATTGTGCATCACTTTTAACGCTCACGGGAAACGGGACAAGTGGGAGAAGGCTGTCAGTAATGGCGCTGACCCGATGGTTGTATCTTGTGCGTTGAACGATATAAATGGCAGTGCAGAAGCAATTATTTGCGCGATGTTGGCGCAGGGGAGAAACAAATGAACTGCTGTGATGGTAATGGGAACTGCACCCAAGGCGCAGATTGCGCGATACGCAAGCAGCGTATCAAGGAAGTCAACGATGCCTATGCCAATGGTTACAACGACGCGCAATTAAACGACCCTTACACCGACACAATTGGCACGTTTAAAGCACTTGTGATCGTGCTGGCGTTCTGCATCTCCGTGACGCTGGTATTTTTTATTTGGAGGTAACTATGACTGAAGCTGAAATTATTTTCGCGGCTAACGATTCG